AAATTGAAAGTCCCTGAAATACCAAGAGGCATACCATCACTGAAGCTCCCCTGACCGAATGGGTACACGAGGAAGACAGCAAAGGATGCTGCAACAGGTGCGGAATAAGCTACACATATCCATGGCCTCATTCCGAGCCGATAACTAAGTTCCCATTGTCGTCCCAAGTAAGCTGAGATACCGATGAGAAAGTGGAACACAATGAGTTGATATGGTCCTCCGTTATACAACCACTCATCGAGGGTTGCAGCTTCCCAGATTGGGTAGAAGTGAAGACCGATTGCGTTAGAGCTGGGTACGATTGCCCCAGAGATGATGTTGTTTCCATAGAGTAAAGATCCTGAGACTGGCTCACGAATACCATCTATGTCAACGGGTGGTGCAGCTATGAAAGCTATGATAAATGCTGTTGCAGCGGTTAATAGTGCAGGGATCATAAGAACACCAAACCAACCGACATAAATACGGTTGGAGGTGCTCGTAGTCCAGTCACAGAAACGCTGCCAGTTGTCAAATGGTTTTGTTAGTGTGGCTGTAGTCATTTATAAAGTGTTTAAAATATACCGGGGATGATTTGCCCAGTGGTGATATATGCTCCAAGAGCTGCGACAAAACCAAGCATTGCTGCTTGACCGTTTAGTCTTTCTGCTTGCTCCATGATGAAATCTGATTCTTTTTCGTTCATTAATCTAGGTGGGGTTTCGTTTGCGAAAATGTTTTGTTTACCGTATTCGGTGATTGTTGTCATTACATTAATAGCAGGTAGATCAATGGCGATGATGAAGGTTCAGGTCGCCACGACTATCTCTAAGATGCTACTTGCTCACTAGCAACATCACTATCGTCAGCTGTATGACCAGCTATTGTATTACACTGAGAGACCTGATCTGATTTAGATGCATTCTCATTGTAAGGTATAAACCAACGATCTCCTGTAGCATTTACTACATACTTAACTTGAAAATCATTAGCTCTTTGGTCTGGATTGTATGCCATTCCCATGATTAGTATCCTTTAGATTTTACTTTTTTAACTGGTGGTTTTTTTACTTTAACTCTTGGCATGATTAAAATTGTAAGTTAGATCTTTCTAATTTGTCATAGATATCTTGACGGTAAGCAGGGTCAGCTTCATAACGAGGATCACTCATAGCTCTAACTACTTCAGCTTGACTTCTAAAAGAATCGCCTTTAGCTTGAGCTGGTTTACCTGTTAATAACTTACCTTCCACTCCTACACCATCATTATACTTAGCTGCTAATGCTTGGACAGCAAAGTAAGCAGCATCTGGATTACCTGATTCCATTACTTTATCGTAACGATCTATATCAGCTTCATTAAAATTCTTTGAGGCCCATTGAAGCATAGTATTATACTTCTCTGCACCACCAACTGAGTTTTGTAAATCTGTTGCCTGAGCTTCAGTCAAATCAGTTGGTGTTTCTTTCTGTCCTGATCTATAATCTAGATATAATTGAGCAACATCTCCGGGTTTCATCCCATTAAGTTTATCTAATATCTCATCAGAATATTTCTCATTTTTAGATTCATTCCAAAGATCTTCTAAGAAATCAGTTGAATCCTCTGGTTCTTCTGTTTTCTCTTCAGCTTTAGGTTCTTCTTTAGGTTCCTCTTTAGGTTCCTCTTTCTCAGACTTACCTAGTTTGCCTTGTAGTTCTATGTATGCTTTCTCTAATTCTTGAGCATCTTTATACTTACCAGCTAAGAGAGTATCCTGCTGCTCTTCTAAAGCCTCACCTACTTTCAGTGATTCTTGTTCTTCAGCAGTTAACTCTCCTTCTGCTTGCTCATTAGCATCATACGTTAGTGTTGCCATTCTGGGTGATTACTGTAAGGTTTCCTAATCCAACTGTGGTTACTTCATTAGTACCGGGTGCTTTAATAGTTGGTCTACCGACTTTCATTTTCGGTGCGTACTTGTTTTCTGTCTTAGCCTCTTCTGGCGGCGTAACTACTTTACGTTTAGCCTTCCGTGGGCGGCTCGGCTTGGCCTTGTCCAACTGGTTGTCCTCCTAGTGCTGGGTTTTTACTTGGGTCCATCATTGGTGATCCCATCTGAGCTTTCTGTAATTCAACTTGCTGCTCTTGCTGGACCGCTGCTTGCTGTTCTTGTTGTACTTCCTGCATACCTCGTACAAGGTTAAGGGTATCTATACCTTGTGCAGCAGCAAGACGTTTGATAACTTCTTCAGGATTTATATATCGCTGAGTAGCTTCTGGTCCCATTGTTTGTGAGATAGTTGTAAGGAACATTCCAAGACTCTCACGATCTTGTCCTCTGCCTAATGCATTAACACCTGCCACAATGGTAGGCTTGACTACTCCCTTAGGAATTCTAGGTATCTCACCAGTCTTTTGGAATACACTTAGCTTTCTATTTAAATATGGTACTAAGAACTCAGTAGTAAGTACACTAAATAGTCCACCTAACTGTTGCTCTAGTTCCATCTGTGTCATACGAACTTCCTCTGCTGTAGTACGTTCTGATTGACGTACTGAAAGTATAAGGAATGCTTCTGACAACCTCTTCTCTAGGTTCTGTATCATCTGATATGCCGTAGCAAAATCAGCTTGTTTCCCAACCTGTACTACACCTATGTCATCAGGTCTACCCTGAACAATAGCACCATTACCTGCAGCTGCAAGAGTCTGAGGTTTGGTTGTACTAGAAGGAGAGACAACAAAGACTACCTTAGCAGCCGCTGCACTTCCTTCTGTGATTGCTTGTGACAGAGCTTCAACTGATTTAAGGTCTCCCATAAACTCTTCAACTCTACCACGTCCATAAGGTTCACCATCTACTGTATTAAATCGTAGAGGTAGCCATGGGTTAGCATCTAGTGGTGCTTTACTTACTGACTTAGGTATGATTCTATCATTAACTTCCTGATGCCAAAGTATTCTATTGTTATCACGCCTGATGTGAGTGTAGACTTCAACATCATCCCGACCTACTGAGGTATCATCACCTGCTTCATTAGGTTGAGTATTTAATTCATCAGCAAATTCGGGTAATAATTTTTTGCTAATTTTTTCTTTTGTAACAATTTCAATAACATTACCGTTGCCATCTCGTTCTAATACATAGCGATGCAAAGGGAAAAGTTTTAAACCTTCCTTACCCATAAAGACTAACGCATTACCTGCTACTACCAAATGCTTAAGAGCTTGGTGTATGACAACACGGTCATCTGATGCTGCGATAGAGTCCATGATAGTTCTTTCTATCTTAGCAAAGGATAAATCTAATTCAGTTTTAACTTGTGGATCAACCTGACCAAGCATGGCATCGTTGACTTGAAGTTTAAAGAAACTTGTGTTAGGAGGTACGAGAGCTAGTTGCAATTTAGCTGCTAATGTAACTGCACCTTTGGCACCGATTGATTGCCATGGTGTAGGTAATTCTTTAGCACCTTTATGCCACTCTTCTTCCCCACGAATTAGATAAGGTAGCGTTAACTTTGCTGCCTCTTCTGCTATATTTAAAAACTGTGAACGGTCTGTTGCTAAACTGTCGTATCGAGTTTTAGCTGACATTATATATTAAGTGATTTGATTTGTAATTGTCTACCTAGTTGTTTTGTACCTAACGAGGACTCACCTGATTTAAACTTCTTAGATCTCTTTAACCTAACACCTTTAGCACTACCACCTGCTTTCATATAAGCAGAGTTGCGTATGCTCATGTCTGCTTGAGGTAAGTTATCCTTAATTTTGGTAGCTGTATTTGTAAAGATATTTTTCTTATCTTCGTACGGACTATGATCTTTAGGTTTTAAATCTGGTGGCTTTTCTGGTGGTGGTGGATCACCTCCCGGTGGGTCACCTCCTGGTGGATCACCTACTGGTGGATAACCTCCTGGTGGATCACCTGTTGGATCACCTCCCGGTCCTTCTCCTTGTGGTTTATATAGACTCCAAGGATCTGCTTTCAATTCTGCGGTGATTTGTTCTGGAGTTTTACCTGATTCAATTAGTGCGTCTTGCTCAGCAAAAGTTGGTATCTCACTGATACCTTTACCAGCTGGGTTAGCTGCAGCATAGGCTTCCATAATATCACCCTGCTGTTTGAATTTCTTAGTAGCTTCTGCTATAGTTAAGTTACCTGCATCTATATCTGCTTGAGTCTTTGCTAATCCAAACCTTTTATCCTCTGGTGCTGAACCTATACCACCACCCTCAGGTCTTTGTGGCATATAGAAACCAGTATCAACACCTGATTCATTGTACTGACCTCTAGAAAGATTAGTCCAATCTAGGTCCATAAAACCACCAGTTGCTGCTTTGGTATACATACCAGTGTCTTTTAAATCTTGTATGGTTTGAGCTTGTGTACCACCAATACCTCTGTTATCTCTAGAAGCTTGTAGTAATTGCTTCTCTGTTTGTAAGAACTGTCCATCCTTCATAGCATGTATAGCTCTAGCTGCATTATCAGATACATCGTCTGTTTTACCTTCTTGAGCCAGCCAATATTGAAGACCTCTATCATCTACATCTCTACTAAGACCAGCAGAGTAGTGATCTCTAACACCAGCTTCTTCACTCTGAAGTAAGGTTTGAGCTACTTCTTGTATAGTCTGTTCACCTGAACGTAGCTTATCTAAATGATAATTCATACCTTCTATATCACCTTCTCTTCCGAAACCTTGTGTGTATAGATTTTCAATCTGAGCTTTTTCCCAGTTAGATTTTTGTTGGTTTTGTTGTTTGACTTTATCCATGTCAAAAAAACCTTGCTCATCCAAAGCGTTTCTAGAATCAAAACTTTGCTTCCACCCAGCATCCCAGTTATCATCGAGCTGAGCTATCTTTTCTAGATAACTTCTACCCCTTGAATCGTCACTAGCTCCCCAAACATTACTACGTTGTTCAGCGAATTGATCTGTAAAACCTTCATCAGTATAACCTTCTATACCTAAGCGAGCACCTTCAGCTGCAGTAGCTTGACCACCAGTTTGGAACGTGGTTGTTAACTGACTTGGGTCTCTTGTTATTGAATACCCTTGCTGATTTGTAGCTGCATCTTTTAAAGTGATACCACCACCAGCTGCAGCCTTTAATGTCTGAGGTATGTTTGGGTTATCACCCATGAAGGCTTGGTTATAATGCTTAGGATCTAAGATGCCACCAACTTCTGAAAGAGATTTGATTTGTTTACCTAGATCAGTTAGTTCGTTAGCCGTTGTAGACCCATCCGAAGTACCGATAGGTGTTATCCCTTGTTTTAAATGAGTGTTTGGGTCTAACTCATCAGACAAGTAGCCTGACTTCCATTTAAATACCATCTTCTACCACCTCTATTTTATTAGCTGCACTGTTAGGTGGTTCTGGTTCACCTAAGTATGGATGATTCTCAATGTTCATATACTTTCTTGACTGATCACTTGGTATAAATCGTTTGATTTGTAAATTCAAACCACGTGGTGGTCTAGGCATACCCGGTTCATCTGGGATACCTGCTAAGATTTTCTCGTTACCGTCCTTGAGTCCTGTATAAAATATACCATTCTCTTGATCTTCTAATGCTTGATCAGAAGTCAACTGTACTCTTTGTGGTGGTGGTGGCGGATCAAAGGTAACAGTATCTAAGATTTCACCGCTATGAATATCTTTATGATAACCTATACCAGTTTGTTCATCAAAAGTATACCAAGGCTTCCATCTTTCTAATCTTACAGCTTGATTTCTTTGCCAGTTTTCAGTGAACTCCCTGCGATCAGGATGTGAACCTTCTATAACTTGAGTTCCTAGATGTGGTTCATATTCATCACCTTTTTCATCAGCCCATTCTCTTAACTTCTCATTACCTGCTCTGATTTGAGCAGTGTTATTGTAAGGATCTCTTTCATAATTAAACAGGGGCTTACCTTGGAAATGTAGGTTCTCATCTTCTGCAATGTTATCAATGATACCACGCCATAGATGACTTTCATTGTAAGCGTTATAATCTATTTGATTACCCGGACTGTTATCTGTTTCAAGTCCAACTAGTTTATGGAACATACTCTTTGCATCCCATTCACCACCTTCATCGTAAGACACACCACGGTATAGATCCATACCCCATGAGTCTGAAAGATCTAGTTGCTCTCTAGCATTATCAGATAATCCATCGTACCAATTATCATACTCTTCTAAGACTTCAAACCTTTGCTCTTCACTCATGTTAGCCCAAGCACCTTTAGCTGGTCCCGGCATACCATGTGCAGTCCGAAAGACATTCTTGCCTTCACCTACACCACCTGATTCTTGCCAATCAAGACCAGCTGCTTCAAGTGCTCTTACTTTTGAATCTCTATCTGCAGTCCAATCAAAATCTTCAATTGGAACCCACCTTCCTTTGTTATCATAAGCCATCGCTTCTTACCTCTTCCATTCTGTGAACAAACCACTCAACCACAGAGCGTTGTCCAGATCTGTACATAATTTTTTGCATTGAATCCTCTGGGTTAGGTGTGATTGGTGGAAAGTTCTCCTCTAATTCTTCGAGGATGTATTTTAAGTTGGGACCAGTGATGGCCTCAAGCATATTGTGGGAGGTTGACATTGTTGTGTTCAAAAAAGGCTGGCATTCTAGCTGATTTCGTGGAAGAAAGTTCTGGAGCCTTGCCTTCATACATTAGGCGATCACTCGTATCTAGCCAGAATTTTTTGTCCAAATATTTGTCCTGAGTATTTATACCTAGGGGTTCGAGTACCCAGTTAATGGTGGCCTTCCTAAGTTTGTCCAGAGAATTACTAGGGCGTAGGCCCAGCTCGTGACATACAAGGCTATTAGCGGCCACGTGTATCTGTTCGTCTCTGGAAATATCAGCTGATACCGTTCTGAGACCAGAATCGCCACTAAACCTAAAAAAAGGCAAAAGTACAAAGAAAATAGCACGTTCAGCTACTAATGCTTTACAAATGGTGTGATCGGGGTGTGACTCCCAAGCTGCACGCAGCCTGAGAGCTTCTTCTTCAGCTTTAGGATTAACCCCAATAGCTTTAGCTATGTATCCTAATGCAAGGTCGTGTCTCTCTTCATCCTTTACGTTCGATCTAAGTAAATCCCTTGAGAGTGTAGGTACCTCAGTAAGAGCGTCCTCAATGAATTCACCGACTGGTAACTCCAAATGGCGTAAAGCGAGAGCACGGTAGATGGTTTCTTCTGCTCCATGTTTTAGTTCTCCGGCAGTTGTTTGAACTGGTGACCATGTTCTTTTACGGTCTAGTAGTTTTTGATATGGATGTTTCCTCATTATTCTTGACAATCGCATGTTGGCATTGGTTCATTCAACAGCTCTTGTAAGTAATTATCAACGTCTTCTTTATCCAATGCAGCGTATGCATCAGTCTTGTCCTGTACGTCTCCCATTACCTGAAGGCTGTAATAGAGGGAGGTCTGGGGTGAATCCAACCACTCTTCAACGAATGCGTTATCGTAGGTTACAACATCACTCCATGAGTTAAAGCTGTATCCGTGAAGAAGTCCCGTACTTTGGTAGAGTTTGAGGAATTCGTCAGCTACCTTTTTATAGGTATCCCAACCAACCTCTGAGGCGATCTCTACATCACCGTATTCATATGTTTGTACTCCAAATGTAGCACTATCTCTATCGACAGTACGACTAATTGGAGGAGCTATTTCTGGTGTGCAAGTGTATCCGTCTAGATCCTTGCTGCGATAACTGCAACTTGCAGTAGGTGCTATAGCGAACGCACGCACCATTTTATGAGAGTGAGCTACTTGTGTAGCCATGTTGATACCATGTCTGATGTTATCAGCTAAGATCCATGCAGGTGTGTGCTTTACTTTACCTGAATTAACCTGTTCTAAAGCTTCTCCAAACTCAGCATAGGTTATCTTGTATCGTCTTAATAAGTTGGCTAGTCCTAAGACACCAAGACCAACTTGTCTGTCAATTTTAGGGCTTAAGTATTCCCCAGACTGGGCAACCCCTGTTCTTGCATGGAGACTGCACAATTCTGACATACCGTTAAAGTAAGCAGTGGCGATATCTTCAATGTTACATGCTCCGAGGTTGACGTGTTCCAAGAGGCAGGTGCCACGTGAGAACAGCCTAACTTCAAGACAGACGTTTCCGTAGATTCTGTTTCCGTCATTGTCATATGCTATTTTGGTAAGCCAAATGTCTCCACTTTTAATTCCGTGGAGGATAGCGGATTTAGTTTCTTCAGTTGCTGCTCCCCACTTTTCTTCATCAAGGTTGACGCACCTTTTGATCCAAGGGAGTTCAGATCTAGGAGTTTGCACGAACTCAATAATATCGGGGTGATCAATATCAAGGTGAGCGACAACAGCCCCGTTCTTGTAAATCCCGCCTCTTCTAAGTGTTTCATTTAAAGTTGAGTAAATTTTTGCGAATGATACTGGACCAGAGGCGGTTAACCCCTTTCCATTTTCAGAGCCTCTAGCTCTTATGTTGCTTAGGTGTACTGCACACCCAGCACCGAAGCGTAAGGCATGAGAAACAAATCTCCAGCTCGCTTCGATACCGTCCTTACCCTCCATGGAGTCTTGAACTACGAATACTGTGCAGCTTACTGGAAGTCGTGATTCTGGGTTATCCAACCATGATTGGACCCGACCAGTGCGGGAGATAAGTTCTGCGGTCATTAGACTAAATCAGTTAAAGTTGGTGGTTGATAGTTTGGTCCTTTTAATACTTTGCCGTCTTCTCGATATATGGGTCTACCATCTTCACCAAGTTTCGACATA